CGTCCTTGTACATCCCTGGGCGTTTACAATAACAGTGTAGTCTCCATCCAGCGCGCTCTGTTGGAACGTTACTTCTTCTGCTTGGAGGGTGGAAGGTATCGACCAGCATTGAAGGTGCGAGGTGGGGCATTTAACGACAGTAGGTTTAGAATGTTTCGTATGGAGGTGATGCGCAACATGCCGCGTTTGCCCAAGATGACACTCCGCCAAACGGTGGACTCTTATCGTGGCCATAAACGACGTAGGTATGAGGCTGCAAAACTGAAGTATGAGACCTGGGGGTTTGATGTACGCGATGCGCATCTATCTGCTTTCGTTAAATTTGAGAAACAGGATGTGAACAAGGCACCACGGATTATTAATCCAAGGTCGCCTGTTTACAACTTGCTTTTGGCTAGGTATTTAAAACACGCCGAACACCACTATTTTGACGCCATTAATGGCGCTTTTGGGGGGCACACACCAGCCACAGTAATCAAGGGTTTTAATGCTGACATCTCAGCAAGCATATTGCGTGCTAAATGGGATAGATTCATGGACCCAGTTGCTGTTGGTTTGGATGCTAGTAAGTTTGACATGCACGTTTCCTTGCGTGCACTACGGTATGAGCACAGTTTTTACATGTCTCTGTTTCCCGGGGACGGGCATTTGCGTGCCTTGCTAGCGCATCAATTGCGCAACCGTGGAGTCGCTTACGCTCCTGATGGACGAGTCAAGTTTGCTATGGAAGGAACCAGGGCCTCGGGTGATATTAACACGAGTCTTGGTAACTGCATTTTAATGTGCGCCATGGTGTACAGCTACGCTGAGCATCGTGGAGTCAAGCTTGAGTTGTGCAACAATGGTGATGATTGTGTGGTAATTATGGAACGGTCCGATCTGACACGGTTTAGTGTTGGGTTGGATGTGTGGTTTAGGGGTAAAGGTTTTGCTATGCAGGTGGAAACTCCAGTTGATGAGTTTGAGCGGATTGTTTTCTGCCAGACTTCGCCGGTGCAATTATCCACTGGGTGGCGCATGTTGCGCAACCCTAGGACGTGCGTCGAAAAGGACACTATGTGTCTGTTGCCAATCCTGTCCACCTGCTTTTATCGCAAATGGCTGTACGCTGTTGGGGACGCCGGTGCCAAGCTGTATGCTGGGGCGCCTGTGGTCGGACACATGTATAAGCGTTTTAAAGAGCATGGGTTACCCCCCACCGAGCGTTTCGTGACACACTTGTTCAAGAATACCTCGTGGCTTGAACGAACCGATGGGCTGCAGGCGTCAGAGATAGATGCCCGCGCTCGTTGTTCGTATTATTATGCGTTTGGGATCCTGCCTGACGAGCAGTTGGCTATGGAGAAGTTTTTCTCACAGTTCACAATTCGACATGACGGCAAGGTTCCGGTTTGGCCCGGGGATGATAATACTATCATTACGCAGAATTATCAATGACACGACGAAAACAAGTTAGAGTGGTGGTGGCTAATAATGCCGTCATCGAGACGAAGAGACAGGCCTACCAGGAGAGGCAGAAAAATAAAAATAGAGAGCTTACGCGTATGGGGGCCGCTTTGCGGTACCTTGGCGCTTTGGGCGGTGGCGCAGCTGGTGGTTCACTTGGGTATCGCGAGGCCGGGTCTGCTCTTGGAGCAGGCATGGGTGCCGCAGTTTCTAAGTGGCTTGGTTCAGGC